TGCAATAAAGTTTGCACCAAGCATTTCAATAGTCTTTTGGCCAGTTTTATCGGTAGTAAATGCTTCGTCTTTGAGTTCACCAATGAAAAACTCTCGAATATCTTTTACTGTATTATACCGCATCTGTTTCATCCTCTACTTTAAAACGATCATCAATTAGATATAAGTCGCCTTGCATTTCGCACATAACTAAAATAATCATTTGAGTCAATGCGTGATGCGTGTGAGGCAAACCACTTTCAGGATCTAGGTCTTCGCCTGAGTGGAATGCCAATAGGTGTCTCATAATAGAAGCATAGTGACGTGAATATGGAAACTTATCGAGATCCATGCGCCAATTGTTTTCGCCATATTTTTCAGCACCAAAGCCAAAAACCTGGGCAGCCGCGATGATTGCCTCAGGTGGAACTAAATTAATGGGTGGTTTGCCATTGTCAAACTTCATGATTACTCCTATACATCATAGTTATATACCGCACGTGGTTCAGTTTTAATGCTGTAAAAATATTTGATACGTCGTACGCCATCGTGGTCGGTTGTCCAATTGTTGTTATACTTTTCTTGACACTTACGAAGGTTATCGCGTATCGTATCAAAAGGTACAACAGCGCGCCAACGAACATCATAAGTATTCTCTGATAGTTTATTATAACACCCAAAGATAACTTTGTCAACACAATTTGGGTATAAACGACGATTTCTTACAAGTTTATTTGCCATATAATTTGATATGGTTAACCATTTCTTTTCTAAATTGGTTGGTAATTTACCAGGATCTTGAGAGTTTTTAACCTCGGCTTTACCACCATCCCACTCAACATCCCAGTTATGAGAGTCAGGATCTGTTTCATCAAAAGTTTTTGGGTTCATTATCGCGCCTTGACGAGACAAAGCAAACTCTAATGGAACACCTGCCCAGGTATTAGCTAATACTCTTTCAAACGATCGGCCGCGCCGACGATACGGATCGTTATACATTTCACGAGCCATAGTATGGATGTAATCAATTTCGTCGTTAGACAATTCGAGAATAATTGGTTCAGGTAATTTAAACATCACACACCTTTATAAAAAGATTTCCACTGAGAGCCAACAGTTCCAAGACCATTACCTGACAAATAAACTTGCCACATAATACGGGAAACTTCAGCTGAAGAACGGGCATTTGAAATGTCTCGTTCCAAACCCATAGCCACAACCTTTCGAGTCTTCCGACGGTCGATTAATTTGGTTGCAGTTTCTTGAGCATCAGTTAAAGACAATTTATCAAGTGTTTGTAATTTTTCCATATCCATAATAGTATTCCTTATGTACGATCATAAACGTAAACGTCGGCAAATTCTGCCAGGCTCAAAGGTAGGCATTGGTCGTAAGACCGTGAGTAACCACGATCACGACGAGCAAATTCAGCACGAGGTCCGCGACCTTGAAGTTTAACCCGTTGTGGTTTATAAAAAGAGAAACGGGAATATTCAGAATTACTGTTTTTGATAAGAGCACGAAGTTCAGATACAAATTCCTGATCCTCAGGTGCTACTTGACCATTAACCATTTTAACAGTGAAACGGTAAGCAGTTGAGAGGCGGTTTTTAGAAGTGAATTTCATTATTTAGGTTCCTTTTCGTTTTACCTTATATAAACAATATAACATATTGAGATAGGTTTGTCAACAGTTAATTTCATTTAATTTCAAGTTTTTTAAAAAAGATTGTTTTTCGTACCGTATAGACATAGACTTCATATTATATTCCTTATTGATAGTACTATTATACTACAATATGAAGCCGTTGTCAACTGTTAATTTGAATTTTTTTTACACATATAAGTATACATTATTTCTCTCCTATCACAAAATACTGACTGTATTCTCTAATACCAAGATCGTCTTCTCGTTGAAAAGTCATTTCATGTTTATCTATTATGCTTGTCAATCCAGCCTGTTCTATGAGATCGTCACAAGAATGAATTAAATTTGTGTGGCCTCTTTTGGTTAAATTACAACCACTCAAAACACATAATTTATTTTTTGGTATTGCATTCTTCATAGGATAGCTATGTTCACAGCTCGTATTAATGTAAATGTCAGCTTCAGGAATGTGACTATAATCAAAAGTAACATCCATAAGCAAATGGCACCAAGGACCAGGAATGTTTACAAGTTGAGAAATTTCTTCTGTGATTGGATCCATATCTATGAGGCGTGTATATGCTGCGCCATTTTCTATACAAAAAGGCAAAGAATACGCGCCCATACCAGCATTTAAAATATTCACTTCTTTATTTGCTACATCAATTTTATCTGACCACCATTTTTGAATTTGCAATTCTTCATTAGATATTTGATCTCGAATATTGTCACGAAACCAAGGATATTCGGATTCCCAAAGGATTAAGTCATGTATAAGCATTTTTGCTTTTCCTCGTGGCTTAAACCTTCAAGCATATGAATAATACCTGGCTTTTCATTTTCTTTTATTTTTCGCTGAGTTGTAACTACACCTTCATCAAAGTATTGAAAATGATTTCTTCTGTTGCCATAACTATATGGACCAAATTGATGAAACATAAAAGTGTCCATCGAAGGATAAGTAAAGAAACATTCATCTAAATGATTTAAAATAAAATCGTATATTGGTTTATTTTGACCAGGCTTCCATACCATCACTGAGCTATTAAATAGCGGGCATCTTGTAATGTGATAATGTCTTTTCCATTCTATACCATCGTTTGCTTCATACCAATAGTTCCAAACCAAATAAGGCTTGTCGTTATTGAGTTCAAAGAAATAAGCAAGGTCTCCTTGGATATTCGTATCTAAATCCAAATACAATATTGTATCGTTTGGATTAAACTTTTTGTCAGCTTCAAACATTGTAAGTTTTCTATAATGAGGAATGCCTCCAAAGTCATCTCTATGAAACCCGTTTTGAAACTCTTCTTTTCTATAAGTAGGTTCTATTGAAGCTCTATAATGTTTTGTTTTATAAACTTCCCAAGATTCATCTAAATTATCAAAGCATTCAAACTCAAAGTCTACACTACAATTTTTTTGAGCCTTTTCATATAAGGAATTCACATCGGAGTCTGTATACAGAGATCCCCATTTAGCGCATACAATTCTATACATTACATTCCTTCCATATGATAGAAAATATAATCAAGTTTTTCATGCTTATTTTTTCCATACAAATGCCAAAAGCCTGCAGAATTATCTTCGTCTGTCCAAGGTCGATTTGTGATATCGTCTAAAATGTAATTATAATAAAAGGAAAGATTTTCTGGTTCTATATTGTTTTCATTTATCCAGTCACCAACAGTAAGCATATTTGGATGCATCTGAATATGTTTATCATATAAAATATAATCTTCAAACCGCTTTTGTAGATAACTTGCTAAATCCATTGCAGCGTCTTTGGTCATAATTTGAATGCCACCATATACTGCTTTAAACGTATTTGGATTTTTTCCTCTTTCTATGAGATCTTCTTTTTTCCAAGGTGCACCAGCTAAATAACTCGTTTCTGGTAAAGGTAAAGCTTTTTGTGTAACATAGAAATCAGAGTCTGGAAACGCAAAGAAATCTACATCTTCATCTTTATGATTGAGTACTGACAAATATTGGTGATATAAATTGCCATGATGGTCGCCATATTTTTGATTTGCTTTTTCAATTAATTCATTTTGTTCTCTATAAACAACGTGCTTATAATTATATTTTTCGCAATACCGAGCAAACGACGGTATAAGAATATCATTGTACAATTCAGCCAATTCATTTTCATCGTCTAAATGAAGCCAAGTGCCTCTACCAACAAAAGATTGTATTACAATATATTTCAACCCAAACCCAGCCTTTCCATTTCATCAAGAGCATCTTCTCGTATTGCTCTTAAAATGATTGCTCTTCTTATTGTATCGGTTTTATTTGGCATTACACTATGCAATGTGTTTCCATAAAAGCACATAAATCTTCCACACTCTACATCTTCTTGCATATAATTATCTTTAAAAAAATTATCGTAAGGGCTTGGTTCGCTGTCTGGTCTAAGTAAATCTTTTGGATCGTATCTATACTTATGAGTGCCTGGAACGTAACCAGTAGATCCATTTTCTGGTGTGAAATCAATTAATGGCACCATGAATGTAATGCTCAATGGACCTTTTTCTAAATAGTCGTCCATTCGCAATTCGGGTTTTTGTGGCCAAACATAAGGAGCATCTAAGTGAATTCTTACAGGGCAATCGTGTTTACAGTTAGATATAATATATCGATTAGTGAGTTGCCATCCCCAGCCACGTAGTACTTTATTACATACCTTTTCTAATGTTGGAAAAATAACATTATTGATATACGAATTATCTTCTGGAATCTTAGACCAATAATACGCCCAGTCTAATTCACCTTGAGCCGCATTTACTTTATCATTATTCGTCCAATCAAAGTTTTGAAGCATACCAACAAACGGCGGCAGTTGGCTAGACACTTCGTTTAAAGAAAGAATTGAATCTCTATCAAAGACTTTATCTGAAACCGCAAAGCCTTTCTCATATAAATCAAAAAAATTTACCATTTTACTATATAATAATTTTCATTTAGGGGTTGCACTATAGGATTAAAAGGATATAAAACTTTTTCTAGTTCTTCTCTCGTGTATTTATGATAATATTCTCCAAACTTATCATCATAATCTTCATGATAAAAAACAAAAAATGCGTGTTTTGCATTAAAAGCTTGATAATGACCTAACAGTTTAGATAATCCAATATAGTTAGGAGTTCCAAACATTGAAACTAAAATATCACAATCGTTGTCAATTGGTTTATTACAATCCGCTAATTCAAATTTATATTCTGGAAACTTTTTCTTAGCGTTATTTAACATACCTTTTGATATGTCATATCCTACAAAATAATGTGGATGAGGCATATTCAAAATAGGAATATCTTGACCTGATCCAACACCTAAAGAAATAATCCTGCCAAGGGATTTATTTTTCAGCCAAAATTTATGAGCATCGTACTCATCTTTCATATATGGATTATTTTCCCAGCCACCTTCAACGTATTTTTGTTCATACCAAACCGAGGCTTTATCATATTTTTGTTTTAAGCTTACCATCCTATATCACCATATTTCATTACAGCTTCTTTTGTCATTTCGTCAAGTGTTGTACCTTGTTCATTATCTAATTGATCAAATCCCCATTCTAATTCACGGCAACCCATACAATCGCCGCAAGCAGTATCAGCACTAATATTACAAGAAATAGTGTGATTCAATATAGTATCAAAATTATTTCTTCTTGCTAAATCAATAATATGATATTTTTCAAGATGTTCAAATGGATTTTTTAAAAACAAATCGTTTGTAAGCCAAGGCCTTTTAGCTATACCTCTTTGTTCAGGATTCCATCTTGGGAACCATTGTGGGTGAGGTGGTAATATATTTCCACAATATAATTCTTCGCAATCAGTATTATCTCGTATTTCTTGAAAGGCTAAACACAATCTTGGATAATGAGCAGTCATTGGCCAGTTCCATCTACTTTGGCCAACAACCTCCATTCGAATAGGAATATCAAGCTCATAAAGAATATTCTCAATTAGTGGCTTACGAGGATCTTCACTTGTTTGCACATTAAATAGACGTATTTCAATATTCGGAAAATGTGTCCAAAGCAGATTTAAAAGCACTGTACTATCTGCTCCAGAAGATACGAGTACTCCAATCTTTTCCTTTGGATTTAAATGAATTATTCTTTCGTCCCACAAAGTACCTGTTCTAAATTCCATTTCATTCTCCGAAAAACAAGCTAAAGTTTTTTGAAATAAAATGCGTCATTACGACATTATGTTCTTTTACTGAACTATTATATTTTGCTTTTTCTTGTTGAAACTCAATAGCATTTGTATCGTAGGTTTTAATTTTATGAGTATCATGCTTATAATGCCAAGTTTCGGATAACGGATACACTGGTACGTTATTCATCTGAACTTTATAAGACATAATAGTTTCATTATCATAACCAAATGATTTTTGTATAGCTGGTGGATACATTGAAAATTCTTTAAGCTCTTTCATTGTTTCAAGAACATTATCTATACCATCAAAATAATTTAAACTATCCATTACTTTTCTGCTTGCCATCATAATGCCGGTGTTAAATACTTTATTGTCTCCATCAAGGTCTTCCTCTTGCAGCAGCGCATGGCAGTTCCAATATTTAGCCTGAGGATTACGAAAGTCTTTATCGTATTTTTCAAAATAACCACGAACGCCAGGGGTAACGCCAGAATCTTCGCCCGACGATACATCGCAGCAAATACACGACTCGGCTTTTAAAAAATTAAACGCATCGATGTCTTTGTTAAATACCACATCATAATCTATATACAAAACTAAATCCGCGGTTTCTGTAAGCTTATCTAAAAGGTAAACTTTATATAAATTAATAATATCATATTCAGATAAGTTTGGAAATTTATTAAAAAACTTTTCATACTCGTCGTCTCGTCTAAAGTTAATATAAGTTGCACCTACGCTTGCAGCATAATCCATATGGTTTTTAATTAATTCTTTTTTGTAATTATTTAAACGCTGTTTTGTTCTTAAGCTTTTATTAACGGGATCGTCTGAATGACCTCTTGGATTATCTAAACGTTCATCAGGTATTTCAATATAAATTGAATAGATAAGTTTTGTTTTATCTTCAAAATACATATTAAACTTTTTGTTAACAAAATGAGCTATTTTAATATCATCAAAGTTAATTTTTTCTGGATCACTAATAATATAATGCCATTCCTTATCCATTAATACATATGGCACATTATACTTTTCCATGATATAAGAAAATATGCTTTCGTTGTTTGGATAATAGTAAACTCTTAAATAGGATCCATCTTCTCTTTCGAGGTTATTTGATTTAATTTGTTCTATTTTTGTTATTGCTTCCATCATACGATCGTAATAATGAATTTGCTTTATATGTTTGGATTTACCAATCATAATACCTGTGTTCATTACATGGTTATCTTGTCCATCTAATAAGTCTTTAGTAATATGGTATTTAATTGTAGGGCTGCGTTGGCCAACTGATTGAAATACTATTTCTTTAATATTTTTATTAACAATTTTATCGTCTTGGTCTTTAATGTGAATGCCTTTTTCTAAGTCAAGCTCTTCAAATACATTAAGCTCAGTATTAAATAAAACATCCATATCAACATACATTACTTCGTCATACTCATTTGCGAGCTCTGCCATAATGTGATGTTTATATAAATTTACCTTCGCAAAATCAAATCCAGCATCAACCTCAAAGTCTTTCATAGTGTTATTATAAAACTTGAAGTCAGCACCAATTTTATCAGCGTACAACTTTTTATTATCTAGTAAACGATCTTTGTATTCTTTGATTTGATCTATTTGGTGTGCATTCGTGCCCCACCGGTCGACCACGTGATCAATATCATCGTATGTTGTAAATACTACTCTATTCATATTCCTATCACCATATACCTTGTATAGTCCTCAGAAGGGCTCATTTCACCTTTATAATAAACACTAGCCAATTTTAAAGAATCTACGAATGCTTCTAAACTATCGTAAGTATTAATGTTTTCT